GTATTCACAAGAGAAAATGACCTTTCGTTCATAGCGCAAGGAATTGGTGAAATTGGAGCAGCATTCGTAGGACCTTTCAAACAAGGACCTGCATTTATTCCAACAATTGTGAGAACTCAATCAGAGTTCGAAAATATTTTCGGAACACCTGATGGAACTTATTATACTGAATATGCAGTACAAAATTATTTAAGAGAAGCTGGTGCAGCAACAGTAGTAAGAGTAGCTGGTATCGGTGGTTATGAACAAACAGCACCTTTTGCAATTATTGCATCTGGTTCTTATGGACAAAAGTTAATTGCAACTTTACATTCAACTAAAGCAGCTGGTGGTACTAATGTAGGATTTTCAACAACTACATTAAGTTCAAGCTTATCAACTTCTGGTTCGTTTGTAATTTCTGGTGATATTACTTCTGGTTCAACTGCATTTGCAATGATATCAGCATCTATATTACCAAGCAGTACAGCAGATATTGCTGATATTTTTGGTGAATCTCCATTTGGTAAGAAAAGAGCATACGCTTACACTTACTTTGAAAATGCAACTGGTAACTATACTGGTTCTGTTGCAGATTTACAGGGTGTGAAGATATATGGTACTGTATTACCAACTCAAAATTTTGAATACGATTCAAGCGTAGCATCTACTCCTTGGGTTAAATCTCAAGTAGATAATAACGGTCTTAGATACGACCTTTTCCGTTTCCATACATTAGGCAATGGTAACACATACAATACTAAATTTAAAGTTGGTATTTCAAATGTAAAAGCAGCTGGTGAAGATGGTTCAACTGATTATTCTGTATTTACTGTAACTTTAAGAAAATTCGATGATACTGATAAGAGAAAGTCTGTAGTTGAAACATATAATAATGTAAACTTAGACCCATCATCTCCTAACTATATAGCTAGAAGAATTGGTGATAAGTCTTATACAATTGATGATAATGGTAAAATTACTGAATATGGTGATTATTCAAATAAATCAGCAAACTTTAGAGTAGAAGTTGCAATGGAGGGTTCATTCCCTATTTCAGCAGCACCATTTGGACATGATGCATATGTAAACCCAATTTATTGTGGTAATGTAGGTTTATCTCAAAAAGTACCTGCAGTAGCTTTCCAAACTGGTTCAGCAAACAATGGTTCATCTTCTCCAATCTACTTTAGTGGATTTGATTTTGAAACATCTGGAGTTAGTATGGATAACAAACAATATTGTAATCCACTTACTAAAGTAACTGAGATTGGTTCAAACAAAATATTTGCATTTGATTCTCAATTAAGTTATCAAATGACTGGTTCAGCAACTGCTGATATGGTTAAGAGACAATTTGTATTAGCATTCCAAGGTGGTTTTGATGGTGTAAATCCAACTAAAACTATCGCTAAAGCTGGTGATACTGATTGGGGAGCAGCTAACAACCAAGGATTTGATTGTTCAAAATCAACAGCATCTGGTTCAGTAGCTTATTCTAAAGCAATTAACGCTTTATCAAACCCTGATGAATATGATATCAATATGGTTGTAACACCAGGTATCAATAGACAATTACACCCATCTATTACTCAAAAGGTAATTGATATGGTTGAAGATAGACAAGATGCATTCTACATCGCTGATTTTACTGATTACGATGCAACAATTACTGATGTAACTGAGCAAGCTAATATGGTGGATTCAAACTATGTAGCAACTTACTATCCTTGGTTAAAAACAATAGATTCTAATACAAACAAACTTACAACTGTACCTCCTTCTACATTGTTACCAGCGGTTTACGCTAGTAGTGATAGATTATCGGCTGAGTGGTTCGCACCTGCTGGTTTGAATAGAGGTGGTATCATTGGAGCAGTAAGTGTATTGAATAGATTAACTCATTCTGAAAGAGATACTTTATATGAAAACAAAGTAAACCCAATTGCAGCATTCCCTGGACAAGGTATTGTAGCATTTGGACAAAAGACTTTGCAAGATAAAGCATCTGCATTAGATAGAATTAATGTAAGAAGATTACTTATCACTGTTAAGAAATTCATCGCATCTACATCTCGTTACTTAGTGTTTGAACAAAATACAGCAGAGACAAGAAATAGATTCATTAACACTGTAACTCCTTACTTAGAGGGTATCCAACAAAGACAAGGTTTGTACGCATTCAATGTTGTAATGGATTCATCTAACAATACACCTGATGTAATTGATAGAAACATATTAGCAGGAGCAATATTCCTTCAACCGGCTAAGACAGCGGAATTTATCGTAATAGATTTCAACATCTTACCTACTGGAGCAAGTTTCTCAGCATAGTATGAAAATAAACAAAATTAATATTTATTAATATAAAATAAAAAGAAAATGGCAGAAGATTTAATATTACCGTACGATAAGATGATTTTCAATCAGTTCGAACCAAAAATGAAGAACAGATACTACATGGAAATGTCAGAAGTTGGTATCCCAGCATTTATGGTAAAGACAGCAAATAGACCTGAAATCAATTTTGAAACTGTTACTATTGACCATATTAACGTACAAAGAAAATTGAAAGGTAAAGGTACTTGGCAAGATTTAAATATCACTTTATATGACCCAATTGTTCCTTCAGCTGCACAATTAGTAATGGAGTGGGTTCGTTTATCGCATGAATCTATTACTGGTAGAGATGGATATGCAGAATTCTACAAAAAGACCATTAACTTTTATATGTTAGGTCCTGTTGGAGATAAAGTAGAAAAATGGACTTTAAATGGTGCATTTATTACTAAGGCAGCTTTTGGTGAGGTAGATTTTAGTAACGCTAATGAGCCTGTATCAATTGATTTAACATTGGCTTACGATTACGCAGTTCTTGAATACTAATATTCAAAACAATATAAAATTAAAGGGGATACTAAAATATCCCCTTTTTTATGCTTTCTAATTTTTTCAATTCTATGTATTTATATATACAAACTTAAAACAAGTAAAGTTATGACAGAAAAAACATATGATTTTCCAACCGAAGTGTTGGATTTGCCATCCAAAGGTAAATTGTATCCAAAAGAAAATCCATTATCGTCTGGTAGAATCACAATTAAGTATATGACAGCAAAAGAGGAAGATATTCTTTCTTCTACAAACCTAATTAAAAAAGGTATTGTGCTAGATAAATTATTTGAATCTATTATAGTTGATGATGTAAATATTAATGATATATTAGTAGGTGATAAAAACGCTATTATATTAGCAACTCGTTTATTGGGATATGGTGCAGATTATAATGTATCGTTTTATTCATCTAAAGCAGGTAAAAGTATAGAAACTATTGTAGATTTATCTCAAATCAGAACAAAGGATGTTGATACATCTATGTTTGATTATAAAAATGAATTTGAATTTAAAACTCCAAGTGGTAATGTATTAACTTTTAAATTACTTACACATGGTGATGAGGGATTAATTGAAAGAGATATTGCGGCATTAGAAAAAATGAATAAAGATACATCTTTTGAAATTACAACTAGATTGAGATATATGATTAAAGCCGTAGATGGTAATAAAGATATAGCACATATAAATAAATTCATCAATAATTCTTTTTTAGCTAAAGATAGTAGAGCTTTTAGAGATTATATTAAAAAAATCTCTCCAGATATGAACATGACATTTACATATGTACATGAAGATGGAGAAAGTGAGGTGGCGCCTATTCCAATGGGCGTAGGGTTTTTTTGGCCTAGCGAAGAATCATAGTGCTATGATTCACACTCAAATATTTGAGATGGTGGAATATAGTAATGGTTTTTCTTTAATGGAATTATATAAATTACCAACATATCTTAGAATATTCTATTATAATAAATTAGTAGAATCAAAGAAAAAAGAACATGAAGAAGCAAAAGCAGCCCAATCTGCAAATGCATCTAAAGTTAGGATTAGGAGATAATACTTCTATTCCTAACTTTTTTCTTTTATATCATATTTATAGATGAATTAGTGTAAATAAACGATAATGGCAAAATATAAAATAAAAAAACATCAATTAAAAGAGTTTTTTGGATTGTTTACTAAAAAAAGAACACCTGAAAAACTTCAAAAATTAATTGACAAAGACCCTATATTGCAAAAATTAAAGGCAGATGTAGATAAATTAAACTACAAATACAAACCAGCAATAGATAAAATAAAAGATGAAAAGCCTGAAATGTTCAGAATGTTTCAGGATTGGGGATTAATACCAAATGATTATAATTAATGGCTGAAAGATTATCAGATAATGAAGACCAAAAACGATTAGATATTCTCAAAGATATTGAGATGGTTAATCAGCGAATTGAAGAACAAAATAAATTAGCTGCAGTTGTTGGTGCGGAACAACGTAAGAGACTTGAAAAACAAATTGAAAAAGAGCAAGAAAAGCTAAAATTATTACAAAAACAAGTTGACCCTTTACAAAAGCAATATGATTTAGCTGACGAATATAGTGATTTACAGGATACATTACAATCTTCTTTTACAAAATTAGATGTTGGTGCTAGAAAATTAATAACTACTAATAAAGTAGGTGGAACTGCATTTGCATCTCTTGCAGCTGATATATTACAAATAAAAGACCAACAAGCAGGATTATCAGAAGATGAACTTAAAAATAATCAAAAGAAATTAGATGTTTATACTTCATTGTACACATCGATAACTGAACAAGCAGATGCAGCAGCAAGTGTAAAAAATCAATTATTAGGTCAAACTGAAGCGGATAGTAGAAGACTTCATTTTGAGGAAAGTATAGCTAATTTAGCGCCAGAAGAAAAAAAGAAATTAACTGATTTATTTCAACTAAAAGAAAATTTAATACAACAAGAGAAAAGATTAAAAACAATACAAGACGAAGCTGACGATTTATATCAAAAATTACCAACATTTTT